TGCCGCACTGTGTGGTTGTGGTTTGATTGTCTGTCCGTGTGCATTAGTTTCACAGTTAAGGACAATTGCACCTTCTGTTGCAGAACCATCACCACGAACTTCAACGATTTGAGTTGCAGCATCCAACTGAATATTACCAGATGATGTTGAAACATTACCTGTTAAGTCACCAGTTACATTACCAGTAAGGTTGCCAGTGAATACACCAGCGATTGCACCTGTTCCAGTGATAACTGGATCAGTTAGTGTTTTGTTTGTTAGTGTTTGAGTTTCAGCAAGAAGAACAACAGAATCAGAAGTGAGTGCAGTTCCATCACTGACAGCACTAGTTGCAACTCCATTGATCTTTGCATACAACTCAACAATGTTAGCGTTTAGTTTGCCTGCACCTGTGCGAAGATCATCACCTGTGCCATCATTTGCAGAAGCGCCACGCCCAACTTCTTGATATGCCATTTTAGTTTCCCCTAAAAGTTTAAGTTTACAATGTTATTTATAAGGTTTCGTCAAAGGTATTTACATTAGAATCCATAGAAATATCTGTCTGATCATATGCTAATACTGCACCACCCTCATCTAAAGTTTTGATTGTTGAATCAAATCTAGGTGCTGTAGTTACTAATGGGGATAAAGTATTCCCCTCATCATATGAAGTAAAGAATGTTCCTGTGGTTGCCCTTGGCGTTCCCTCTTCATCATATGTATTATTCGCATTATCGAATGTGATGAATGTATTGTCATATGCATTGACATTCGGGTTACGAGTAATTCTAATTTCGCCCGGCGGCGGCACATTGATTCTTGTATAATATGCCTCAGGCGGTATAAAGATACTTTGACTATCAAAGGTGTCTCCACCAGAACTGTCAAAAGTATTATGGTCAGTAGAAGAATAATCGAATGTATTTTCTCCTACACTTCTAGAAACTTGTTCAATTCTATATTGTCCAAACTGTTCAATTGTAAAGTATGCACCAGAGTTTACTCCACCATTACTTTCTCTGATAATGCCAGGATAATTTGGTATTTGTTCAGATGTATCTGTTGGGGGAACTGCAAACGCATACTTAGGTAATAAGTCTAGTGTTGGGCCCAGAACAGTTTCTTGTGATTGAGTTACAAGACCCATAGAAAGAGTTACAGAAGAAGTAAGTGTGACTTCTCTCTTTCCAGTTTGTCTTTCGTCTAAATCTTTCAGTCCAAGTTTCGCACTTGCATTTACTGAAGTTCCGTCTGTCTTTGTTCCCAACCTTCTTTGGAATATTGTGGTAAATAGATTTGCAAATGTTGATGCAAGTTCTGGTGAGTATGTTTCTGGTGAACCACTATCAACAACTCTACCAGCAGCAGGGTTCTGAATTCTCGCAGCAACCTGTGATGCAAAAGAAACTTCACCAAAGACATTCCAACCAGCAGGGTGAACAGATTTCCTAATAGATTCACGCCATTGGTTAATTGATTCGCCGATACGAACAACATACGAATAATCTTGGTAGTAATATGAATCTTGAATACGCATTGTATCCACAGAGACTTTACCCCTGTCAGACACAAAGTTGCCAACCGTTGTTCCAACTGTTCCAATGTTTGAAACTGCCTGTGCTGGAGATGATTGATAAACTGTTGCAGACGCACCAGTGATTGTTGTAATTATATCTCCCTCGTTTAAGGTAACAGTTGTGTTAATTTCTAAGATATTTCTGTCACTGTCAAAGTCTACAACTGTTCCAGTGTGACTTGTAAGTGTATCGCCAGCAGTAAATGAACCAAATACATTTGTAACAAGGAAGTTTCTATTCAAAATAACTTCTGGTGTGGTTGCATAATCTAAACCAAAGTTCGTAATAGAAATGCCTTCAACATGACCAACCATTGGAGATACGGTAGATGCAGCAAAGAGACTTGCACCAGAACCAGTTGTCGTTGCACTATCAGAAACCAGAGGAAGTTTGATAAAACCATTACCCCTGTTTATCATTTGAATTTTGGTTATCTCACCAATCTCGCCAGGCAAACCTAAATCATTAAAGGTTTCTTCTTCAAGAATAATCTGCCCACCATCTTCCATTACAAGGAAGTCTAGTTCACCAACAGTTTCTTCTTTACTAATATATTGAATGTCATCATCGGTAACAATGAAGTCGCCATCTTCTGTGATAATATTATCTGGTGATGTTGCCTGTTCTAAATTAAACGCACCACCAACAACAGCAATCTTTGCACGAACATCTTTACCTTCAGTGTTTGTTAAATCAAATCTTAATTCTTCACCAGCACTATATCCACTACCGCCATCTTCAATTATAATTTCATCAATAGAGCCAGAACCGGCAGACTCTACTCTTGCGGTTGCAGCATCATTACCGCCTCCACCAGAAATAGTAACCGTGTCAAGTGTAGAATAATAAGCGCCACCAGTTGTTACAGTTGCGCCTGTAACAATACCTCTAACTGTTGCAGAGATTTCTAAATCAAGTGTAGTGTCTGTTGTCGTAACAACTTCACCAACAGCAAATGTTCCAGTGACAGAATCCTCATCCAAATTAACTTCTGCAATAAGTGTAGCACCTTCTCTAAACTTAATAACTGTTGCAATAAGTGCTGTTGCACCAGAAGTTGTTCCGACAACTCTCTGCCCAATTGATTTACTAAAGTCAGAAGTTCCATCTTCAATAATACGAATAACTTTATCAGTAGACCACTGTCCATCTGATACACGAAGCATATTGTCACGAGGATAGATGAGTGTTGCTTCTTCATCAAAGAGAATTCTAAAGAACAACTTGTGTCCATCTCTAGTTCCCTTTGCTGCATACATATCCTTAATGTTCTTGATAAGTTTGCGTTTTGCAATACCATCAGCAAGAGTATTAGGAAGAGAATCCATAAAGGAATCTCTGAACTTATCTAAGAAGTCATATACTGTATTATCAACATCAGCATATGCAAGAAGTTGTTGAATGTTTTGAACAGGGTTTGCACGATAGGATGCAACCGTTGTAGTAGCACCAGAGGTATTACCAGTTACCGTTTCACCAGTTTCAAATCTTTGTTGAGATGTAATGAATAGACGATTGTTATCATCGAAGTCATCAACGAGAATACGAGCAGTCGCACCAGATGTCTGTCCAGTTATTGTTTCGCCAACTACGAACTTACCAACAGATTCTTCAAGAACAATGTTCTCGCCTGTCTCATCCAGAATAAAGTTTTTACTGATTGTCTCTTCAATAACATAATCATTAGAACCAGTGACAACAAGTTCCCCTGCCTCAAGAAACTCATAATAGTATTTGAGGAATAAAGAGAATACAGGATGGTCTGCTTGAACGAACTCAGGCAGTTGACTCTGAATATGTGGAGAGACTTTATTCTTTAATGTTGGTTCATGTCCAGACATTTATTAAACCTTAATACGAAGATGATGTTGAGTAACCAGTTCCGGCAGAAGAACCACCAGCCTCGATTGTATCATTCTGTCCTGTAACTCTTAGTCCTTCTAAGTCAATCTCAAGAAGTTGGTTACGAACTGGAACAATATCATTTGAGTTTGGAATGATTGTAATGGTAATACCAGCAGTTTCAGTTGACGAAGTGATATTCAAAGAATCAAGTGTCAATGTTCCTGTCGTATAATCTACTGTTCCAATACTCGTTTCCAAATATGTTCTGGTTGTTCCACCAGTAAGACTATATGCTCTTAGGTTTCCATTCCCATCATCATCCATAAAATGTTCACCAGTTTGACCAGAAATAAAGAAACCAGTAGAAGAGGTAATACCACCCATCATTGAGTTATGCCCAGCGTGAGGATGATAGAGTTGATTAGAAAACTTTAGTTCATATTTTGTCGGAACATTTAGAGTTGGTGTAAATGTTTTCTGCATACGAACTGTTGTTATGTTTGAAAGAATGGATGTGTCTGTCGAATCAATCAAACGAGAAAGTTTAGAGAATCTAAAGACACCATCAAACTTTTCCAAGTCAGATGTATTGTAGTTAGTTATTGTAGTTCTTACCAGTGTTTCCAAATCAGTTGCAGTCTTTGTAGTTGTATTAGCATTATACTTAAATGTCGTATTGATTTTAATCTTTACTGTTTCTGGATCAACAATAGTAGGACGAACAGAAGCAATGTTATATCTGTCAAGTGAAGATGCAACAGTATCTTTCTGTGCTTGTGTTAGATTGATACCAGAAGTTGTTTTGATTGAAACAAAAACTTGACCATAGATTGGTGGATCATTATCCTCACCACCCCAAACTTGAATCGCTTGTGTGTCTGCAAATACTGTTGGAATAATAACTTTGTAATCATCAGTTGTAACTGCTCTACCCTGTGATGCATAATCCAAAGGAGCGTTATATTTAATAGACTGAATGGTTTCTGGTTCTGCACCACCAGCGGCAGCAGATACGGTTGCGATAGTAATATTAGTCTCGCCACCAACAGATGTTCCAGAGAATGTGCTTGCATTATTGGCAGCACCTTTATTGGTAACAATATATTCTAGGATAACAATGTTACCATCATTTACTTTCTTACCCACAACATCGTCACCAAAGTATACTTCAAACTTTCCATTGTCTACCTCTTGCAAGAAATAAACATTGGATGTTGCTGTCACTTGAGAGATGTCTGTTGCAAGAGTATAAACCTCTGTTGTCAAATCAGATACAGAGTTCTGAACAGATACCTTTAGAGTAGTTGTGTCTGCACGATTATCAGTAAGAAGATATTGCTTCTCCAAGTTGTTATTATCTACTGTATACTTGGCAGTAACAAGAGAACCCTCATAGATAGCAAGGTTCTGAAAACGAAGAACACCATTGAGTGGTGTTGCTGTTCTTTCTTCAT